ACTTATCTACATAAACAGAGTCGTGCAAAATACTCTGCTGTTTCAATTTATATTCATCCCAAACATCATATTGGATATCTGGAATTTCTCTTTTAAAAGGGACAACATGAGCCAACGGAGTTCCTCTTTTAAACTCAAACTCTCCCTCTTCAATCCCGTCCCAAAAAAATGGCAAATTAACAGGCCTATGATATTCGTCTGAATCAACAACACCTTCAAATAAACGTATATTAGAAAAATGATTGGGTGGAGATTTAATTAGCACGGACCAGCCTTTAGATGTTTCTACCGTCCAAGGACTAGAAAACTTCATTAAACTTTTTCCTAGTGGGTAATTCATTACAGGGCAGTCACTCCCAACTTGTTCCCAAGCGTGTTTAGTTATGAACTCTATACCTACATCACCGCTGCACGACCAACCTACATGAGGCCCATCCACCACTTCTTCACTGCCATCTTCATTAGTTTTTGTCATTTCACCATGTTTTACGACGATTAAGAAGTCTGTCCAAGCAGGGATTATGAATCCATTGCTAACAGCGTCTATAACTGGAACGCATCTTTTTACGGTTCCCGGCGCTTGATGTGGTAGATTAGGAGTTTTTCTAGGAAGCTTTTTGATCCATTCTGGCATAAACTTTGAAGACCTATTGGGTCTAGGCAAAAGCTCACAACCTTCTTTGTATCTAAATTTGATAAAAGGCTTCTCTTCTTTTTTCTTTAAAAAATTTATCAATAGTGAAATCCCCCAATTACTATTGTTTCTTCTTAATCGTCGCCCTCATCATGCCACATGTTAAAGAACTCTTCTACAGACTGAATTGAGGGCTTTACGCCAGTGCTAGGATAATCCAGCCATGCGGCTCGCCAAGATGCAAGGTCACTTTTCATTTGTGTTGAAAGAGTTTCATACCATAAAGGATTTATATTATCTATAGTATGTTGAAAAACATTGTCTCTTTCTGCGCGCCTTTTTTGTCTTTCTAATTCCTCAAAATCCCTAGCTTCCACATATGGATCTGGCGTATTGCTAAGGAGCCAATTTCTAAGCTTTTCATCATTATCAGCATTCTTTTCACCACCCAATATATAAGAGTGAACATCTGGAATACCACTTGATGTAGTGATGAATAGAACAGTACCGTCTTCTTGCTCTGTGGCGCTGTGTATTTGCTCAATTACTAGAGTCATGCGCTAACCCACCGTACAAAAAAGTATGAAGTATCATTTGAGTTCAGCCGCCAGTTCCCACCCGGAGCAACATAAAAAACTCCATATCCCTGTGGCAAAGCAGCTAATCCTGCATTGTATTCCACAAACACCTGATTGGCATAAGCACCACCAAGTGGCGCTTGGGCATAGGTGCCAGCAGTTCCCGTATGTCCTATAAATGAACTGTTATTGTTCAGGGTAAATCTACCCGGTCTGGCAACTTTATTACCTGTCGTATACCAAATACCTAAAGCACCATTGTTCCCACCAGAGATATCTTGAGCAGCGTATTTCTGCACCCAACCTCCGTTGTTGGGCCAATTAGTGTTGTTACTAGCCTGATCAAACAAGCTTGGTTGACCCGACTGTCCAGACGGACCTGTTGGACCTGTGGCTCCAGTTGGACCTGTTGGGCCTCTGGCTCCCGTTGGACCCGTAGCTCCCGTTGGACCCGTTGGACCCCTAGCTCCCGTTGGACCCGTTGGACCCGTAGCACCAGTCTGACCTTTTTGACCTTTTTGCCCTTGTGGACCCGTTGGGCCAGTTGGTCCCGTTGGGCCTCTGGATCCAGTCTCCCCCTTCTGTCCTTTTTGACCTGTCGGGCCTGTGCCTCCTATTGGGCCTTGCGAACCTGTCGGTCCTGTTGGACCAGTAGAACCCGTTGGGCCAGTAGAACCCGTCTGACCTTTTTGACCCTTCTGACCCTTTTGACCCGTGGGGCCAGTTGGCCCCGTAGGACCGTTTGGACCCGTGGAGCCTGTCGGTCCCGTTGGGCCTGTGCCACCAGTATTACCTACCTCACCCTTCTGACCTTTTTGCCCTGTTGGACCAGTAGGCCCTGTAGGCCCTGTAGGCCCTCTAGCACCAGTCGCGCCTACTTCACCCTTCTGACCTTTTTGACCCGTAGGCCCCGTACCGCCTGTTGGGCCTGTTGGGCCTGTTGAACCGACCTCACCCTTTTGACCCTTTTGGCCTTGTGGACCAGTCGGGCCTGTAGGACCAGCACCACCCTGTGGGCCAGTTGGACCCGTGGGGCCAGTAGGCCCTGTAGGGCCTTGCAATGCTGCATTGGCAATGGTCTGCTTTTCCCAAGTAGATGCACTTACATCGTAAACAGGAATAAGATCAGAAGAACCCGCATCTGTACCTGTAGCAAAACCTGTGAGAGAAGACCCCACATTAGCGCTGTCTGTTACGTCAGCATTGGTTTCTATGGTATCTAACTTTGTACCATCATTTGCGATATCGCGCCCATCTACGGTGCCCGATACAACTATATTACCTGTAACCGTAGCGCCAGAAGATGTCGCTGCAACCTTGGTGGACCCTGCGTTCTGCAAGATGTTTAGGTCACTGGCTACCGCACTGATAAAGACAACAGCATTCCCCGCGAGGCTGATGGCGTTATCTGAGTTTGAACTTTCTTGCACGTTTCTTGTAAGAGTTGTGCCAGAAGTGCTGTATGTACCAGTACCTATTTCAAAGTTATTTACTTCTTCAATAACATATTGCACCACATCGCCGTTATTTACACCAGCGTCTGCAAAGCTCTGAAAACCAGTAGATGCACTGCCAAGAGTAATTGTCCCAGTACCCGTAGTGCTGGTTGTCATCTTGGCTCTGTTAAAGAGCTTTGCCATGATACTGCCTTACGCTAGTTGAATAACACCGTTAGTTGGGCTGAAGTCTAAAGTGAATGTATCACCGTTATTCAACGTCAATGAAGTGCCATAATCATAATACCCAATAATTGGATCTGCGGGAGACGTAACCGTGTCATCAAAGATATAGATATAACGGAATGGACCAACAGTGCCAGAAGCAGTTAATGTTAAATCTGCTACCACAAGCTTATATGTCCCGCCAGTTTGAGACGATGAGCTTGTAGTCAGGTTGCGAGAAGAACAATTGCTGTAACTAATCTGTGTAAGATTGCCAACAATACCGTTACCATCTGATGTTGGATTGCTTGATTCACTTCCCGGCGCAGTGTTTGTTAAGGCCACCGCAAGCTGGTCGCTTGCAAGATCCATGTTGTGGACTGCGTTTACCACAAAATCGTTTACTTTGTTAAAGCTCGCCATTTAGATAACTCCTATCATGCTATGCGAATTATAGCAGATGTGGCATCCGCTACGGGGAATTGTATTTCAAAGGTACTATCGCTAGCAACCCTATCGCTTCCAAAGTCTAACACAGCAACAGCTTTATTGGAAGCACTTGCGTTATAGATCAGCGCCCCCCTTGCTGTAAAGCTTGCGTCAGTCCATGAAATATTATCAAAGTCCACAATAGCAGTTGTGCCAGAGGTCTTTGGAAATGTGGATGTCACTGTCAACGGCTTGCCCCCCGCAGTGTATGCCGTTCCAGATGTATTGGTTATTTCATTTGTTGTACTATACACAGTTGTATCCGCACCCAAAGATGCTGCGCTAGAATACAAAGCTATCCTGAACGTATGTGCATCAAAATCATGCTCTGCCTGTAAAAGCTGAAGCTTAAAAGACGTACATGTTGTTGTTTGAATTATTGCCATACCCTATCTCCTACGCGGCGGGTTGCCTGTATGTATCAGTTCTCAACTTGGCACCCAAAGAAGCCATATTGATAAGGGCTGATGAATATCTTTCATTATACAACTGAACCATATCGCCTTCGCCCTTCATAAACGTATACGCTTCTATAAGAGATCCGTAAAGCAATGTCGCTTCCGCATTGTCACCAAGCCAAGATGTGCCAGAGGTAACAATAGAAGGTGGATCATAATAGTAATGCAACTCCAAGTCGTATGCTGCATCAGGCGTAGGGCCAAGCAAGAAGTTGCCATTACCTGTAGCGGTATCCCCATCAAATATTGCGTAATACTGTGGCAACCCCTGCACCGTGGTGTCAGGGTAGGCTTCTCGCACAAAGTTTACCTCTTTGTCTAAAAGATAAGTGTATGTTGTGCCGTTGATAATAGCCAAGGAGAACGTGGCTAGAAAGTCATCAGGCCTCGCAACATACTTATTGCCAGCGTTTACATTGCCTGTGACGTTTCTGCGTAGCTCTGGGATGGTGATATCCCTAAAGATCCGCTCTTCAGCCTGACGCACAAAGTTAGGAATATTGGTCACAAAGGTACTCTCTGTGTTTTCCGTATAGTCTTTGATTGCTTGCGTCAGTTCTGAATAGTTCATTTGAACTTTCCCTTATGCCATTCTAAACTTGCCACCTTTAGAGGCAGCGCCCATGCCACGGCACATACCGCCACCATCACGCATCTTTTTTACTTTGCCTCCGTAGGCCATTTTACCTTTGCCATCAGCAGCGTAGAAAGGGACGCTATCGCCGCTTTCGTTCTTCACCATCTTCAAAGAACCGCCATCCTTCATGGCAATAGGCTTGTTACGCATCATATACCCACCGCCCATTTTATACTGGACTTCTTGATCTGTATCTTTAGCCGCCTTCTTAGCTGCCTTCATGCCCGCTTTAGTATACGGGAACTCTTTATTTCCGACCTTTGGCATACCAAACTCCTAAGTTATGCTAATATTA